AAAATGTATGAACCTGCTTGAGCGCATCATATGGAACGCTCATGATCCGGCCTTCTTCCTCAGCCTTGCGTATCTCGTTGCCGTAGATGGCGCCTTCAAGGGTTGAGCGGCACTCGCCTTCCCATATATTGCGGTATGCAACGGGATCACGCTTCAGATCGTCCAAGCGCTCTTGCTCAAGGACGGCATTGAAGAACGGGTTTTCTGTCCAGTTGACCTTGCGCACTATGGCATCAGTCGGCGGATTCACTACAAAGCGCTGGTATGTCTCATCCGTTTCAAGCTCTGGATTAAACGTGATCCAGATTTCTGAGCCGTCCTTGCGGATCGTGGGCATCAAGTCCTTCCATGAGGACTTGCTGACAGTCTGCGCTTCTTCGATCCAGGCGCGGTCTATGGCCTCGAATGACTTGATGCGTGATGTGTTATTGCGCAGTCCGGCAAATACGAACTCCGTGCCATTCAGGCCGGTAATGCTGGCGTTCTGTATCTGGTAAAAGGAATCGAGCTTCAGGGCTTCAATCTGTGTGCGCAAAAGATGGTGTACCGAATCACCGATGGAGTTCTGAAATTCACGAGCGCATAAAATGCGAAGGGGGCTTTGCGCCCCCTGTATCAGTAATGCCCTTGCGACTCCCCAACTCTTTGCCCCGCCTCTCCCGCCATACAGGACTTTATATCGTGCGGGCTGGAAGAGGAAGTCTAGAGTTTCGGGAAACTTGGCGTTAACCTCGTTCATTGCTCCCATTAAAAGCTATTCCTCGCTCTGTTGCCTTCCATCGAGTTGCTTTCGCTTTGGTTTATCGAGAATCCGGCACTATCGTTATGATGAGACGCAGTATGCAAATAGCTGTAGACCGTATCACGGTTGATATTAAACCGCCGCGCCACTTCAGACTTGGATACTCCGTTCAATACCATGTCGCGCATCTTATTCACTTGCTCATCGGTCATCTTAGGTTTGCGGCCCTTGTAAACGCCCTTGGCCTTCGCAATGGCTATTCCTTCTTTCTGGCGTTCGCGGATAAGGGACCGTTCAAACTGCGCGAAGGAACCAAGTATTCCGAATAGCAACATTGAACGGGGATCGTCCTTACCGGCTGAGAAAACCATATTTTCTTTCATGAATTGGACTGATACGCCTTTCTCATTCAATTCCCGAACAAGCCGGAACATATCTTCCAGGCTCCGGGCCAGCCTATCGAGCGAGTGAACTATGAGCGTATCGCCGTCCCTGGCGTATCTAATGGCCTCTTGAAGCGCTGGGCGGTTTAAGTCTTTGCCGCTTGCCTTGTCGGTGAATACTCGATCAATCTGTACGCCGTCGAGTTGCCTTGCCTCGTTTTGGTCTACGCTGCTGACCCTGATATATCCAATGCGTTGAGTTTTCATTTTCATCTCCGTATAGTGAATGTGTCGGAGATGAATTATAGACCATTTCTTAAATGTGCCGGATAACTATTTAAATAACTCCAATCCGGCGAGTAGATGGGTATAAACTCGTTATCGGTTTTAGGTGTACCCTATTTGGGCAACGGGTAAACTCTGTACCAGCCCATTATTTATTCTCGCAGACCAGAAGTTTAAACAGTCGGTCCTTGTCTCCACCAGCAGCAGCACAATTCCCTGTGTTCTTTGTTAAATCCTCCCAAAGTACAAACGCACCGAGCGCTCTGGACACAGCTTGATCTTTTGACATCTTATGGCTCAATGGATGATGAGCCGGTGTCATGAGCGAAGTTATTGTCTTTTCCGCTTGAGCAGTGATTTCCTCATAACTCAATGATTTTATTCTCGGCCTACCCATACTTACCCCTTAACCACCTGAAAATAATCGCTTAAATCGCCTCTACGTTGCATAGTTTTTGTGCAATTCCGCTATTTCTGGCTATTCGAGCCAACAAATGACACTGTGATATTGAGTGGAATTGGCGCTCCGTTTTCTGCGCCTTCGTGTGTGTTTTGCACCTTGTCGCCATACTTTCTCGGCTTCAGTTTTGCCGCTGTCCATTTCCTTACATCAATCCTGTTCCTCTGCCATTGAACCCAGGCTGAATCAAGTTTGCCGTTTGAGTCAACCGCTGGATATTCATCAGAGATGCGAATCAGATCGTCAGCAAGGAAATCAGCTTGGTCATCCTTCGCGCGCGCGTACATCTCAACGAATTCTTCATGCTCTAATAACCACTTACACACCGCGCCATAACTTGGCATTCCTTCGCTATTCGTAATTAGCGTCAACGGTTCTCCAGCCGCAATGCGCTCACAAATCATGCTGGCAAGCTCTATGCTGTATGTGATTCGTGCTGTCATTTCGCCAACTCAATCAGTTTGTCGTTTTTCCGGTCCCATATTCTCAGGCGCCGTGTTTCTGGAATAAACACCAATCGGAAGTTTGGGCGCAATACAAGCTCAACATGCTCTTTATCCGCTTTGAACAAATAACCTATTGCCTGTCCGTCTGTGTCGTATTGAACCTTTGCGGCTCCGCTTTCGTGCTTGTCATTCATAGATATTGCTTGACATCTTATTATGTGTGTGTATAATTAACACATCAACTGAATATTTAAAGGAGAAGAAAATGAATGAATTGCTGGTACAAGCCGAACAGGAAATGAAACGCCTAAAAATGTATTTTCCATACCGTGTTGTATGGGCCGCAATAAATGAATCAACTAAAGAAGTTTTAACTGGAGCAAGTCCAACAAAACGGCAACCCAACTCCTACGCAAGAAAGGGATATCAAGTTTACGTGCTTGACTAGTCTAATGACCAAACAACCTAACCCCGTAGGCCGTCCTGCTGTGATGCAGGGCGGCAAGCGCCGGAACATTTACATAGACGAAATATCCTGGCAACGCGCGAAATTGCTAGGCAATGGCAAACCGAGCGAAGGAATACGGATTGCACTGTTTCATACATCAAATAAGGGAGAGAAAAAATGATTTCAGTCTCGTACACTTCCCCAATTAGCAATTCCGCCGTTATTTGTGATCTGATTAACGATGAAAACGGTTGTTATTGGCAATATCGTGAAAACGGGAAAAGGATGTCTTGCTCTTTTTCTGCAAACCAACGAGAGGCTCTTAAGTGGTTCGCTGATGTCTATGTAAACTTAAAGCCGATGTTCACGCTGAAGTAATCCATTCAGGGCTGTTTCCCGCAGCCCTTGATTGCCGCTCTCATCCTGATTTCGCAGCTTTCTCTTTCCTCAATCTCTATCCGCATCGCCCGATTAATTGTTAACGGATCATCCGCAGGACTCACGCGGTCAACCGCGTAAGCGTCCTTACACTCCGCCGGTATTGGCACATTGCAGTAAACCGGCATGGGTTTTTCTACTACCTGAGTTTCAACGATTGGCTTGGTTGAGCAGCTTGAGAGAACGCCTACCAGAAACACCAAGATCAGCAAGTAAAGCAGGGTCCAACCTCTGCTCACTCCCTGCGCCCTTTCACGTATGCTATTTGCTCTTGCTTGATTGCCTCGCATTGCTGATCCAGTGGCACAGGTGGCAATGATCTAATCCGGGTGATGGTCGCTGTTCGCTGTTCGACCTGGGGCTGTGCCTGTCTCATGGACTCTTGCGCCTGTCTCTCGCGTTCCTGGCTCACAGCAGTCATGGCTTGCATTGCAGCCTGGACGTTCTTGATATCTGCCGCACATTTTCCGTTGGCATCGGTCAACTGATTGTTTTGTCCCTTCACCCGTTCCACTTCCCCACTCATCCGCCAATCCGCAATAGCGAATCCCCCACCGAACGACAGCACACCGATTGCTATGGCTATCCCGATAGCGATGGCTGGAGTAATGGCGAATGGCATATGACAGGCATAAAAAAAGCCGCTTTGGGCGGCTTTGGGTGAAAAACTCGAATATAGAAATTACAGTGTAAAACTGTTACCCACAAAAATCAAGGGCTTAGACAAATAAATAAAAATATATTACGTATCTCTTGACAATACCACCAAAGGCGGTATAATGGACACATCAACCAATGAAAAGGAGGCGAAAATGGAAATAGTAAATGCGGTAACGAAAGCAGTACAAAACGGCAATGGTGATACATGGCTCGGCTGGGTGGTCTTCCATCAAGTGAAACCATCGAAGTTCACGAAAGATGCCACCGCACATTACAAATTCCGCCGCGCAGAAGCTGTGGATGATCTGTTAATGCGTGATCTTTCCCAAAAACAATTTTAAGTTTCCCTTGGAAAGCCTCCGGGCTTTCTTGGGCAAATTTAACCAACCAAGGAGAACATCATGAACATCGACTATCAAGCACAAGTAGCAGCCCGCAAGTTCGCCGCCGACCAATTGAAGATTGCGTTTCCTCATTTGGTCCCGGTATCCGAAAAGAACAACAGCCTTGTAGCTGCCGCCAAAAACATAAGGATTGAATTGGCCCGCGCCTTCCCTGGTATTAAATTTTCGGTCAAGACATCCCGTTTTTCTGGTGGCGATTCAATCCGTATTAATTGGACCGATGGCCCAACATCAGCACAAGTCGATGAGATAGCCAACCAGTACGAAGCGGGAGATTTTGACGGAATGACCGATTGCTACAACTATCGGAAAGATCACGCTTGGACCGATGCGTTTGGAGATGCCAAATATGTCTCTACCTCGCGTGATTACTCTCCCGCCTTGGTGCAAATCGCTATTGACTACCTGTGGGATAAATACCGCCCGGAAGCGGCAAAAGTAACCCCTGAAGAATTTGAAACCGGGAAAACTTGGTCAATCATCATAATCAAAAATGGACATCACAACGAACACAGCGCCCAAACCCAAATTCACCGCTTCGCTTGTAAGTATGACTGTATGAAAAAAGAACTTGCGGAGGATTACATCGGCTGATCAAACAGGGGGAAAACCCCCCTAAAAAATATCTCATATTGTGCTTGACATTACCACCAACGGCGGTATAATGTATTTAACAGTCACCGATAAACCAAATGCAGGAGCAGCGAAAATGGCAACCAAATACGAATGGGTAAAAGAGAAGCTCGAAGCCGGATATACCGTTGACCTCTCTACCGCAACCCGTATTACCCGTCTGAAGCCCAAGCATCTCCCGATGGTTTGTCAAGACAAAAACGGTCGGCTGATGATTGGAAAGATTTATTACGAATGGGCAAAAGCATCGGCCCATCGCTAAAGGAGAATAAGATTATGGACCCGCTCACATTTTTAATGATCATTCACTTCGCCGCAGTTGCAGGAATATGGGCATTATTATTAATCGTGTGGTTCTTTTAACCAGGGATAAGAAGATGATTGTTTGGGAAAGGCGTATCGCTAAGTTCACAAATGACCATGTGGGGCGAATTGGAAGAGTATCAATTTTCACAATAGCGCCTAGCATGATTCCCGGAGAAAACGTTAATCTTTATTGCTCCCTCCCTGGAATGAAAAAGCACATTTCATGTGAGACTGAAGACGAAGCAAAGGAAAAAGCAGAGAAAATGTTAAATAACTGGCTTAAAGCCACAGGATTAAACAAAACCCAAGGAACCTAAAATGATTCTCGTAGAATACCGCACAAAGGACAAGAACCCACGGAAGCAGAGAACATACTTCCTTTCTGTTGCCGAACAAACAGCCAACTCCATCGAAGCCGCGAAGGAATACGCAAGGAGAGCGCTGGGGAATAACATCGAAATAATGAAAGCGCTGTATGTTGGAACTTATCTAGAGAAATAAGCTGCCATTGGTGGTATAATGGATTACATGAACTCTCCCACTCCCGAAGAAGTAAAAGCCGCCCGGATAGCTGCCGGACTCACGCAAAAACAAGCTGGAGAGCTTGTAGCCAGCCACGGATGGAAAACTTGGCAACGCTATGAGTATGGACAGAGGAAAATGCACCCTGCTACTTGGGAACTGTTCCTCTTGAAGACCAAGGATATGATGTTATCCACGCCTGAAGCCCTGCCGAATGTAACCGGCATGAAGGGCGGAAGGGGTGGGTAACTCAGGTAACATAGTTGCTCTCAATCAAACCATGCCGTTCTAAAACATCCGTCATTTCCGCCAGCGCCCGTCTATCAAGTATATCCAACGTGTCATACAGGCATTTCCGGGACGCTATAGCGTGTAGAGTCCGACATCCCAGCAAGTGCCTAATTTGGCGAACCGTTAAAGCGTGACAGAAATACCCGCGCATCACCTTATAAACTTCTGCCCGCTTCTCCAAGCCAACCCCCAAAGCAGCACATCCACGGTAAACCACGACATGCAAATCGGCATGGCTTACCATCATGCCAAACCTCGCCTTTAGGTATTCCACAGCCGCCGGATCAGGCAAACCTTCCACCATTCCGATAATCTGCGCAGCTTGAGCATGGCGGTATTGATTCGGAAGGCCATCTATTACCGGAGTTGAATACCTCGCGGCCCGCTCCTGGCGCATATGATTGATAGCGGAAGTTTTGAGGATTGGGCGTTCTATCGTGTTAAATGCCCAGCGCAAAGCCTGTTCAGCATCCTTGAACATTAAACCCTGTTCCCATATAGGGTTTCAATTGTTTTAGCCAACAAGCCAAGTTCCGTTTCTTTCATGAGCGAAAGCATGAATCGCTCCCCATGGATTCCATTTCTCGCGCCTTGATGGCAATCCTTACATAAAGGAATGGTGCAGAAATCACTTGATTTGCGGCCTTGAATGCGTCCTTCTAGAATGTGATGGGCATCGGAAGGGGCGGGCCAGTTACAAAGCGAACAAGGAAGAGACTTAACGCGGGCTATGTGCCTTTCTTCAGCCTTACTCATGTTTACCATTCCTTATCAGGGTCAAAACCTTTGCATACTGAGGTCTTGGCGCCATATTCCGTCATGCACATGATTTCAAGAGCCATTTGTTGCTGACCTATGCTGTAAGCTATGCGACTCGCTTCCCGTTTTTCGCATTCTTCCAGAGTTCTACTTCCAGCCAAACCTACGCCACCGATGAATGACAGAAAACCTCCTAGACTTGCCTGACACGGCCCCGTAGGCATTGGCGCCCCCATAAAAACCGATGGCGATTGCCGCACTTGGTCATAATGGAACGATTGGGAATTACCTGTATTGCTGGCATTCCCCCCTGTCCCATTGCCACCCTGCCCTATTCCACCAGCCCCGCCCATGCCGCCTAAACCGCCGTAGCCGTTCCCCCCCAGCCCTCCGGCGCCGCCATGGCTAATGCTTGATGAATCCCCGCCGTAGCCATTGCCGCCTAATCCACCTTGACCTCCGTAGGCGTTTCCTCCGTTGCTGACTGCATATCCGCCATCGCCACCGAATCCCACGCCACCAGAGCCACCGTAAGCCTGTGCCTGGGCATATGAGCAGGAAAGGAATAAAGTAAGGTAAAGAACTATTCTCATCGGTTTCCTTTCATCCAGTTTCCGAACGGAATTCTGATGCGATTGTGAAAATTAAGCTCTGCTTGATCATTACCGTCTATTTCTGATCTTGATTCGACATCGCAAACATCCCGAATCCATTGTGCCGCGCTGGCCTCTGTGAATAATTCCCCGCCGTGCTTGCCGGATAGCCAAAGCTGGAAATGCTCGTCTTTGCTCCAGATTCCGGCCAGTTTGCAGAGTGGTCCTCCCC